CGCTGCTTGTTTATATTACTAAAAAAAGACAGATGCTCGTATTTCTCCCATTTGTAATGAACGCGAATATTATTGATATTTAGATTTTTGAGTATCCTCTTCTTATAATCGTCGCTGATTGCCTCGCTTATTATAATTAGTTCTGAAGGATTATAAGTGCATATGAAGCGAAATACTTCGTCATTGGCAAATTCTGGGTCGTCTTTGGAGGATGATACTTCATAGACGAATGTTTTACCTGTGGACAAATCAATGCCCGAAATACCCGCTATAATGTATCCTTCGATTACTTCGTAATATATGACCATTATATAATTGCTCCGCTTATTTACAATATTGACGTTAGTGCCCGGCGATATTATCTCCGTCACTTTGCGTTCTGGGTTGGGAGGGTCGGATACCTGCTCGACTAATACAATCGTATAGTTATTCGCTAAGATTTTATCCCTAAATTTAGGAAGGGATGCTAGTGGAAACCCTGCCATTACGGGGTTCGCGATTGATATCTCGGATATCGTCTTATTTTTCCGCGATGTCTGGATACCACACAACTCCGCTATAATATACACATCATTATTAAGGGACGTATCGGTATTTTGGTGTATCGTATATATCTCAAAGAATGAGCCAACTTGCATTAATACGATGCACTTGTCCCCGTATTTCTCTTTGTATGTCTTAGTATATGCTAGGTAGTCTTCTATCATCTCTAGAGATTAAATGAATATCATATAATATATGCTGTATGTTCTTATATACTGGCGAAGCGTGTTATATTTAAACAATGTAATACAATGTAATACAATGTAATACAATGTAATACAATTAGGCACAAAAATATTGGGCAAATCTATTTTTATATTAAAAAATGATTTAAGAATTGCTTACTTAATATGTATATATGATATAAGATGACTACTTATCTGCACGAAAAAATAGAGGTCTTTTACAAGAAAAAAGCATCCATATTTAAAAAACCACTTGAAAAGATTATCAATTCTATGTTAGATAAATGCAGATACATCAATGGAGAAAGTTTAGAGAGACATAATTGGGGAGGTAAACCAATAAAATTAAAACACATTCCGAAAAACATTAGTTCATCACCTTCATTTGAGGAAGAATTGTTAAATGCACTTAATTTAGAAGAAAATGAAAAATCAATAATAGAGTTATTATGGGGAGACATACAACTTGGAAAACGTGTTCAAGCGTGTATAATTATGTGGATTTCCGTTCATATATTTAATAGACCTGTTTTATACATTTTCAGAAATTTAACAATAGACCAAAAACAATTGCAAGAAGATATAGTCGGCACTGAAAAATACAATTTTAATATTGAATTCATAAAATCATTATTTGAAGAATTTAATACTGAACTCCAAGATTATTTTGATGAGAATAATGTAGAATATTGGAAAGATTATAAACTACCAGAACTAAAAGATATTAATAGTAATGGTATTATTGATAAATTAAATAATAAGGAAGCAATAAATTCATCGGACATATTGTGTTGTTTAATGAACCCATCACAATTAGAGAAACTTAATAAAAAATTTAGTGAGTATATTTTGAATAATGATGAACTGGTTAATATAACCACATTAATTGACGAAGGTGATTTAATGTGTGCAACGTCTTCAAATGATAGGACAAATACTAATGATAAAAAAGATACTACGTTGTGTGAAATAGAAATTGCCAAAATATCTAAGAAGGTAAGATATGTCTTGCATATTACAGGCACCCCGAATTCATTATTATGTAATGCTACTACAAGAGTAAGTGATAATATTGATATACAAATACCCATAGGGAAAGTTCATAAAATGAAAAGGTCTGAAAATTATTTTGGATTATTAAATAATTCTATAACTTTTAACACTATGCAAATCAAACCTTGGTGGGACTATATTGATAGCGACACTCGTAAAAAAAGACCTTATGACATTGTGGAGGATTACAATATTAATATTAAAAATTTAATAGAGGAAATACTAAGGAGACCTACAATTAAATACAACTCTTTATTGATAAGTGAAGAAAAAATAAGAGCCAACCAATTCTATTTAGTCGAAAGAATAATCAAAGATTTCCCTCATCTGCCTGTTGTAATATATCACGGAAAATGTTTAAGATTATATATTCCTAAAGAATATGAGAAAGAAATTTTAAAATTCTCTGAATGGGATGCTAACCAATCTTCAAACCAAAGATTATGGCAAGACGGAGGTGTTTATAATGAAAAATCTATAGATACTGAAAAATCTGAAAAATTACCTAATAACTATTGCTATTTTGATATAGATACAAAGAAAGATTTAAATATTAAGCATGTTTATAAATTATTAAGAATTTTCTTTGAAGAAAGTAAAATCCCTATTATTCACAAATCAGTTATAACAATAACTGGTAAGTATGGAGAAAGGGGGTATTCTTTTACAAGCGATGATTATGATAAGTATTCCTTTCATTTGACTGACCAATATTTTGTGTCTCACGCATCATTAAACTGCACCGACATTTTACAAAGAACAAGATTGCAGGGAAAATATAATGACCCAGAACTTAAAAGCGGTGATATGAAGCTTACTTTATGGACTACAAATGAAGTACAAGATATAATACAAAGTTTTTATGTAAAATTTATAAAAATAATTGAAAAAGATATTATGAGTTGTGATAGTTGGGAAGATATAAAGGTTTTATTAGAAAGCATACTAGATAATGGGGATTGTAAATTTGGTAAATATATGAGATATATTGATGTGGTAAAGAAAAGAAAAAATTTAAAAGTAAATAAACATTATGATGGAAAAAACAATGGGTATAAATTAATCACTATAGATGATATGACTGATAATGAAATAAGTGTATGGTGCAAAGAAGCTAAATTGCCTGATTATAATTGTATTAATGAAATAACCTCAATAACCTACAATGATTTAAATAATAAGGACAAAATGTGGTATTCTGAATTAGAAGAAATATGTTATGATGAAGAATTTAATAATATTCAAACATATACAATTTCACATTCAAATACTGAAAAATACAATGACAAATTTATGAAATATATAGATGAAAAAAAGATATCATCGTATAACTCATTGGCAATACAAAATACTTGTGTAATGCAACCAACAAATGTTATAATTGTTGATGAAATTAATAATAAGAAATATAAAGCGATATTTAAACCTGAAAAATATACTATTAATATAGATAAAAATATTCATAGGTGTCCAAATACAAATAAAAATTTATTATGGAAAGACAATAATGGTGATTTATTTAAATCAAAAATTATCGATAAATATAATCAACAAAATATACACGGAAATGCTAAAGAAGACAACAAAAGTTTTATAGATGTTGAGAATAAACTGCCAAATAAATATTATTGGAAAACACCCGATGGATGGTTATATTTGTATGATAAAGATAAACCTGATATTATCTCGTTCGATATAGTAGCACCTATCGCTATTAAAAATGTTGATATACACGGGAATATACCTGCTGAACCATTAATTAACAAAGATATATTGCTATTCGCAACTTCTTGCTGTAAAAAAACTGACAAGGCAAACTTAAGATTTGGAGTAAAAGATATATTCCAAATATATGAAAAGTGGTGCGAACAAAATAATATAAAACGTTTGAAAACGCAGAAAAAATTCAAGGAGGAATTTGAGAAATTAAATTACAGGGAAGAAAATGGCAAAGGTGTCAACATCTATAATAAGTATGGTAAACGAGGTTATAATATAATGGTTTCATTATAATGCCGTAAGGGAATAAAGAAATATTATATTAAACTCATAACATATGCTATTATAAACTACTATATATCATAACTATTTTTTATATTATAAATATCCCAAACACATATAAGATATTTAGAAATAAATATAATAATTAGATGAGTAATCCGAATACTCAGATTACTCAGATTACTCAGATTACTCAGATATTCAAATATAACTACTTAAGGGAATTGCCAGACGACATCAAGACGTTCATCTATAATCGCGTGTATAAAAGTAATTATTCCCTTGTATTGAATGAGTTGTGTGCAAATATTGAAAATAGGAAGCATTACTATAATCTAAAGCAATTCCTCGTATATCAGGATGAGCCAAAGTTAAACCTTTTGAACCATTTATTGACTAACATAAAAACGCAAAGGAGGCGCGAACCTCATAGTAGCATCATATCCTGTTATAAAAATCATTTAACATCTAATAATATATCGAAGGCAAATATAAATAAGTTAAAGATAGCCTCTAATGTATTTGCTTACTTGAATAAAAAAATCGCGAATACATTTATTGCCTTTTTGAAAAACTCTAGGAATGCCATATATAATATATATATTGAAGATAATGGTGAGTATTTTGTGCTAGAATATGATGGGACTTTTTGCTGTTATGCAGATATATACTTGATGGCGCTGTCTTTCTGGAAGTTTATTAGATGCCAGTTATATGAGTTCTATCAGATACATCTAGAAGCATATAACATACACGTTAATAAATTGCTGAAGGACGATTACGAAACGGGGCTATTTTGCTGGTATGCTGGCAATATTAACGATGAAACTTTGGATAAAAATCTTATAAAAATAAAGAATGAAAATGCTAAGTTATACCGAACAATTTTAAGACATCGCGGATACGTCAATAAAACCGAAGGTTATTATATACACTATGAGATACGCAATATTATAGATAAATTTGTTATTGAAAATAATACGATGATAATACGACTGAAGGAGTTGTGATGGCTTTATGCTTTAGGTTTGGCTGAAACCAGTTTATTTAATGCTTTTATATTCTTGTCTGTTATGCAATCATCGCTAACTGATTTTTTCGAAAGTTCTGCAATAAGGTCTTTGAAGTATGTGTCGTTTCCCCTAGATATTTCTGAATATTTTGCTTTGAATATGATAGCAAGATTTATATATTCCTTATTTTGTTGAAAAGCATTCCCGTTTTTATTGTAGATATATATACTATTATCTTCCATATACTTTAGAATATCCTTGTCATCAAATATACGCGGGCTCATTTTGTATTTGGTAATCAATTTATCATATACATCATAGTGATAATAATATTTATACTCGGGACATACTAGTTGCCTATTGGTATATGCAAAGATATTGTCCTTTACGTCATCTACAAATATAGTTCTATTATTAAATACATATTCTGAAATCTTATCGTCGTTCATCGCAGGGTATTTCTTACACAATGATTTGATAATTGTAGGATATATATTTGCTAATGATTTTTTATAATTATTATTAGATATCGAATTTTCTCTTGTAAAAAATGGGCGATTAACCTTGATATTCAGTGCCTTCTCTATATTTTTTCCGAGTGCATTATTCGTCCAATCATAGGCGCTATTAGTGTAAAAAAATACTTCGACATTCTTAAACTTCTTATTACAAAACGCTATAAATTCTTTAACAAATGGACGTAATAGCCCGTTCTTCAATTCTTCCTGCATATCAAAGACATCTCTTGGAGGACATACTGCGTGGATGCCCTTCTTCTTGCAGGTATTATAGATAAATTCGAGTAAGTCATATTCTTTCCCTAATATATTAA